ATGGCGTCTCCCACAAGGTTGAGCTCTGTGGCCCTGGAATGGGCGACCTCCTGCGTTTGCGCAGGGTCAAGAGGTCGCTGCTCCAGCCCCTCAGGGCGGCGCTTTTACGGTCGACTGGGCTTACTAAGTTCATGGATTGCCACAAGGGTGTGGAAGTCCGGAAGTCGACCGTGCCCAAGGTGGACGACTTGAGTCGAGCAAGGATGGAGTTTGCTCTCATTGAGTCATATCCCTGGGATCCAGCAGTCACGGCCATGATGGGTCAGGGCAGAAGTGTGGCTGCTGCAAAGGCGTTTAAGGATGCGACGAGGGCACGGGACCTGTGTGAGCACGCCTTGCAGGCTCAACAGTTGTTGCCGTATGCGGATCTGGAGAGGAGCGGAACTTCTGTCAAGGGAGGGAAGCCCTACCAGTGGGGGTATTGCTACTCTTGTGGCTGTGATAGGACAGGCAAGAGGATGAAGGGCCGTGTGTGCCAAGGTGGCTGCAGCGCCGACAAGCTTTCCAATAAGCTAACGCGCGCAGGCTACCACGTGGCCAATCACGGGCGCCCTGTTGTGTACCCTGGGGTTGTGGAGACCGAGTCAAACCACCCCCCCCACAAGCAGTCAGCACGGTCCACCGTGCATGAGAATTGTGCGGCTTTTCGGCCGCCCCACTTAGTATAGATGACGCACTGCGTATCCCGCCCACCAAGCGTTCTGGACCGCGCCTTGGTGGGATTGGACTGAGTGGGGCCCGCCCGTATGTTTCCAGCGTCGGACCGAGACCGCTTACCGAAGCCGTCTTGTTTCGAGTGTTCAAAGACCATGGCGGTGAGCTACAGCCAGGAACTTTCGGACACGCCGCTGACCTGAGTCGCTTCGACATATTGTTGGGCGAGTTCATCCGACCCGGACAGCCGATGGTGATGTGGGACTGGTTGAAGTCCATGCCAAGCGGTAGACGCAAGGCTCTGATGAGAGAGTATGCTAAGTTCCTGGCCAATGGTGGGCTACCC